ACCACAGGCGCATCAAACGTGAACGCAGCCTGGTGGTGAGGATCACGTAGATGCTTTGCTTGATGCGATCCCATCCCTGGATCAGCTCGCCCGTAAACCGGTCGATGTCGATCAGGTGCTCAGTGGTGTTACTCTGCGCCATCTTCGGCACCCGCGGCCTTCACGCGCTTGGTGCGCGCGGGCTTCGGATCGACCACCTCGCTCACCTCGACGGTGAGTTCGGGCTCAGCTTGGACGGGGGCAGCAGGCTGCTCGTCGGCGGGAGCCGGCGCAACGGCCTGGACAGCATCCGGGTCCGTCAGCGCGTGGCCGCGATATTTGGCTTCGGAGGGGAACAGCCAGATTTCCTTGCCGACCGGAAGCAGGATGCCGTCATGCCAAAAGGATGCGGCAACGATGTAGCTCTTCTTTTTCTGCATTGGTCTCTTTCGTTAGGCGGTGCCGGTCCCGGTGTCGGGGCCGCCGCCAGCGTCTGTTGGGCCGCCGGAATGCGCCGAGCCCATATCACCCGTGAAGGGCAAGCTCGGGGGCGGCGTGGAGCCGTGGATGTGTTTGTCGCCGATGGCCTTGCCATTGTGGCCGACGTCGCCGCCGGTCTGATGCAGGCCACTGCCTGAGAATTTCCAGAAGGTGCCGCCGACCGTGACGGTCAGGCCGCCATCCTCCAGATACATCGACGCATCGCCGACCTTGTAGAGGATGCCGTCTTCCTTCATCTCGATGTGGGCATTCTCGCCCTGCGAGAGATGAACGGCTTCTTCGGTCATGTGGATCTTGGACTTGTCGTCATCGCCCATCTGGACGGTGAGATCTTCCTCGGTCCACTTGACCATGGCCTTCTTCTCTTTGAACTGAACCTTGACCTGGTTCTCGTCCATGAGCATGTCGGCTTTTTCTTTGTCCTCGCCGAAGCGGAGGTGGACTTTCTTTTCGTCCTGACGGTAGTAGGACTTGTCCTTGCCGACCGTCTTGAGGATGAACTCCTTGGTCGACTTGATCTGCGTGACGCCGTCGTCACCGTTCTCGGGTGGCTCCGGAAGCTTCGGGGCCTGGGCTTTCTGCCCGCCGCCTTGACTGGCCGGTACGCCCGCGCCGCCGCCGGCACCGCCGCCGATCATGCCGCCAACCGCGCCCATGAAGCCGCCTGACTGAACCTGCTTGGCGATGCCGACCAGGTTGCCGAGCTGCGACAGGCCGGGCAATCCGGCCAGGTTGGCCATGGCGCCGACGTTCGCGAGCTGCGTCAGATTGCCGAGCCCGAGACCTTCGAGACCGGCCATGTTGGCGATGTTCGAGATGTCGAGGTTGGCGAGGCTGCCGAGGTCACCCAGGCTGCCCAGGTTGCCCATCATGCCGCCGAAGTCCATGCCGCTCAGGCCGGCCATCTGGCTGATGCCAGCGAGATCACCAAGGCCGCCGATGTCGCCGAGGCCGCCAATGCCGCCCGACTTCTTCTTGGACTTGATGATGAGGTGGTGCGTGTCTTTGGTCTGGTGCTGCCAGTGCTGCTGATCCTCTTTCTCGTGGATCAGGCCGACAGTCTCGTCCTGCTTGCCGTGTGGCGATGGAGCCTGCGGACCGTAGTGGTGCGGCTCAACCGTGGACAGCTCGGCATTGCCACCGCTCGATCGCAGTAGCGCCTGCTGCCCGACTTTCGGCGGGACAGAGAACTTGATGGTGCCGTGCGAGTGGCTCTGCCAGGGCTGCCAGTCGCTCTTGAAGGTGCCCTCTCCGCCCATGGGATCGGCGCCGGACTGAGACCCGCTGGGGGTCTGGTCCTCGCCGTCGTTCATTTTGACGTACCAGCGGTCCTTTTCGTATTTGACCGCGGTGATCTTGCCGAGACGCTCCTTGTTCTCGAACTTGCGTTCGAGATCCTGCATCCTGCGCTCGATCGAGAGAAGCGCCTTCATCGTTTACTCCTCGACGTCGAAGTCCGTCGTTTCGTTGTTCTCCATGCCGGCCGCGTTATGCACATAGCCGCGCGTGTGGGTGCTTCGCGGCACCTGCGTGATCTCTGAGCCGTCCGGGCGGTAGAAGAAGTCGCGCTCACGGACTCGGTTGTGGCCGATGGTGAGAGCGCTCTCCCACTCAACGACGCCGACCGACACGCCTTCTCGGCGCAGGACCGGCTGGCTGATCCGGCGGAATTTGACCATGGTTGCTGGCGCCGCATTCGGGTCGCCAAATTTGTTCAGGTTCACCTTGATGGCGATGCTCTCGACGTACTCCCAGGCGCGAGCGTCGCCGTCGAGGGCGGCAAACCGGTTCTCGTCGATGATGACGACCACGCAACGGAGGCGGGCATTCAGTTCGCCCGTCGTCTCGTGCTCGCCCGGCGCGTTCATGACGGCCACGCGAGCGCTCGGCGTCTTCACTGTCCACTCGGCGATGTCGTGTTCGTCGAACAGGCCGTCGTACCAGTCGACATCCATGTCGGGGTACATGGCCTTGATCGTCTCGATGATCCGGTTCCGGAAGTCGACGATCTTACTCATCAGTCGCCTCCATGCGCCAGATAATCGCGGATCATCTTGGCGATCCGTCGCTTGTTTTCGTCAGAGAAGCCCATGAAGGGCCGAGGCGGAATTTTCTTGCCCTTGATCATACCCCGGGTGCGCTTGACGCCGTCCTGCAGGTACGAAGAGAAGGGCTCGCCTTCCTTGTTCAAAGCGGTCGATGCGAGCACGAAACCGTCGTGGTTCACGTCCTCGATCTGGATGCCTCGGGAGAGGTCGCCGCTATCGAACAGGATGCTGTCGTTGCCCTCTTTGAGCTTGATCGTAACTTCGCGCAGCGCCGCCCAACGATCGCCGTCAGGGCCGGTCTTGGACCGCACGATGCGATTGACCGTCGACCGCTTCATGTATTCGGCGGCTTCCGCATAGACCTCTTCGAGGTGGAGCGTGTCGTGCATCAGCTGGGCGATGCGCTTGTTCAGCTTCCGGATATCGCCGGAGTCGATCTTGACTTGCAGGTCGGCCATTACGCCCTACCGCAGTCGAACGACCCTCCGGAGCGCCGGATGTTCGGGTTGGTCGTGGTCGAGGTGCCGTCACCGTTGTCGGTTGTCTCGGGCGGCAGGCCCAGACCAACCTTGCCGGTGGAGATCTTATCCAGCAGCGCCAGCGCGTCCTCGTAGCGAACCCGCATTTCGTCGGTGCGACTGGTGCGGCCGAGCGCCATCTTGTAGACGGCAATGTCGATCGCGCAGTTCTTCACCACGCCGGGCGTGGGAACAACAGGGATCGTATATGCGGCTGACAGGTAGGCGTCGCAAATTTCGTCGGCCGCCTGGAGCCCCTTGGCAATAACCTCGGGGTCCGGCGCGCCGTCTCGATTGTAATCGGCTACGCGGACCAGGAGATCGGTGCCGTAAAGCTCGTCGATATCTTCCTTGCTGGCGTAGCCCATCACAGTTCCTTACTTGGCCTTGGCCTTGGCTTTGGCCTTCTTCTTGGCGGCAGTCTTCTTGGACTTGTCGGCGCCGGCATCAGCCTCAGCCTCATCCTCGTCGCTGTCCTCGTCACCGGCTTCATCGCCAGTCTCGTCACCCGCCTCGTCGGCAGCTTCGTCACCAGCTTCGTCACCAGCACCTTCGCCGGCTTCGTCACCGGTCTGATCGCCAGCTTCGTCAGCGACGATGGTCTCGTCGGCCGGCGCGTCTGCGATCACTTCCGTTCCGACCACGTCAACGACGGGCTCGACGGGCTCAGCAGCGACAACCGGCGCTTCGGCATTGCCGTGCAGGTTGGCGAAACGAGCTGCCCTGACCTCTTCCGAAGTCAGCCGATGCGAGCGGTTCTTGCGAAATGCAGCCGCCTCGCGGGTCCGAAAACCCTTCGTTCCATTCATGAAAATCTCCAGAGTCACAAAGAGCCCTCCCCGGTTTCCCGAGGAGGGTCTTGTGTTTCAGATACTGCTGGCGATTAGCTCGCGAGCATGTGCTTGAAGGCGACGATGCGGACGATCTTGGGATCGTACACGCGCTGCCAGTTGGTCGTGGTCGCCAACTCGGAGTTCGCCGGGGTCACGCCGACCTGGGTGCCGCCGAGCCACTTCACGCCGCGCGGATGCATGACCCACTGACGGCGGTTGACGATGTACTCCTGGCCCATGCCCTTCAGAGCCTGGCGCTCGACTTCCACCGGCACCTTGGGCGACTTCTCGCCGTAGCCGATGGCGCCGGGGCCAAAGATGTAGGAGGTGAACACGCGGGTCGAGCCGGAGCCCGAAACCGGCATGCCGTCGTCGACGATGACGCTCTTGCCGAGGTAGGTGGGGACCGTCAGCTTGCCCTGGCTGTCGGGCACGAAGTCGATCAGGTCGGCCTTCACCATCGCCTTGAGGGTCAGGGAGTGGACCGCGACGGCGTTCAGACCGCCCTGCTCGTCGCCGAGCAAGAACGCGGCGTCGATGAACGAGTCCGCGTCGAAGTACTGGGC